CCGAAAAGAAGGTGGCGCTTCTGTTACCGCTACCGTGGTTGACTGGTTCAGACAAAGGCAAGTTCCTCGCCACCACCCCGCTACAAAAAGTCCTGATCATCACCCCGAGACCGTCCATGCCGCCCGGCCCGGTCATCGAAGCCGGGTTAAGCCCAGGCGGCGGTACCGAAGATTTCTGCTGGTGCATCTGGGACCACGCCCACCGGGGACCGCCGACGCTCGGCTGGTTGAACCGCGATGCTTGAGGATGACGACGAAACGGAAGAGAGCGTGGCCGCCCGGTTAGCGCTTTGCGACCAGGTCCGCCCCTACGCCGAGAAGTTGAGAGACATGGCAACCGCCGCTCTGAAAACCTCCGGTCAGGAGTGGCGCAGCGTCGACCTGCAGGTAGCCTTCATCACCGCCATGTTCGCTGACGCCATCGAAGAAGATCGGGCTAAACGCCAATGACTACCACCGTTGTAGACGGGACCCTCACGCCCACCACCATCCACGTCTATGAGGCCATCCGACAGTGCTGGATCGTCTACGGGGAGGCGCCGAGCCAGTACAATCTGCAGGTCGCCTGCCGGTGCTCCAACACCAGCGTACAAAAAAGTCTCAAGGCTCTGCGCGATAAGGGCCACATCCTGCACGCCAAGTTCAGCGTAAAGTCGATGAAGCCGGTCGACATGGAACGCCGCGTGTTCCGCGATCCCCCGGATCCGTTCGCCGAGCTCGAAGAACCAGTGCGGTACTGGAAGGACCAATGACCAACGTCCACAAGTTCGAACCGGTACTCGTCGGCGAAGGCTTCCGCTTCGACCCCGACGAGATTCTGGAACAGGCAAAAGGTCGGGGCTTCACCAACATCGTCGTCATCGGCGAGAACCCAGACGGCACGACGTGGGTCAGCAGCGCTGCCAACGCCGGCGAAGCCATGATATTGATGGAGCGCGCCAAGAAGTTCATTGTGTTCGGAGACGACGAATGACCGCCCAGATCATCGAGTTCGCCACCCGCCAGTCCGTCCAGATCGGCACCATCGCCAACTACGACGACCGCGTGTCCTACATCCTCGAGGTCACCCCGACCGACGCTGGCTGCCGTTGGAAATTGTTCACGGTCGACACCGACCAGGAGCCCTACGAAGATCAGGTCGCGAACGACTTGGCCGCTATCGCGTTATCCTTGCGCCCGCCCCCGCGTACGTTCCTCGAGCGGCTCACCGCCCTCATTTTTGGAGACGAACGATGACCAACAAGCGCTACGTCACCACCAAGGACATCACCATCCCGGCGGGTACCGAAATTCAGATCGCCCCGCACACGATCTCCCGCGCTGTGCGTTTTGGCTCTATCCTGCTGGGCGTCACCAAGGATGTGACATCGGAATGGACTATCCCTCTCGACGAGGGCCTAGAAACCGGGCTGGTCAAGGAAATTGGCGGGCTCATCATGGAGAACGACAAATGAACCTCATCCACAACGCCTTCCTCGAAAACCTCGGTACCGACTTCGTCGCCCTCAACCCAGCAGGTACCCCGGTCGGCCGCGCCGGAACCCGCGAAGCGCTCGAGCAGGCCCACGCCGGCACCGACGTCCAGATCCTCGACGCCACCGAACTCGCCAAGCTCACGCCCACCCTCGCCGAGGCAGCAACAGCTTCCCTCGACGGGCCGTTCGCCGCGGTGGTGGCGCAGGGGGTGACCGCCCAGGAAGAGCTTCCGGTTGACGCCAATAAGAAAGCGCCGATCAAAGCCGACCCCTTCGATCACGACAACTCGGGTGCCGCCGGCGGCAGTCGTAAGGGAGCCGAGAGCACCGCGCATAAGGGCGCCGAGGCGAAGAAGGCTGCCGCTAAAAAGTGACCGAGTCGGACGCCCACGAATGGTGGGTTTGGCACGGCATGACGTGCTGCAAGAAGTGCGGCATAATCAAGCGCGTGGACGGTAAAAACCGCCCATGCCCCGGCGTTGTAAAAGTCGGACCGCGGGCGTAACCTCCTGTCGCCGAACATCGGCGTAAAGGAGAAATACAAATGTCATGGTCCCTTAATCTGACTGGTCGCGCGGGCACGCTTGCCGCCGCTGTCACACAGAAGTTCATCGAGGCTCAGGGCTGCCCGAAAGGCAGCGCGGAGGAAACTGCCAAGAACTCGCTCGGCGGCGTCGCCGAAACTCTCGTCAAGTCCATGCCCGCCGACAAGGTTGTGAGCATCAAGGCGCAGGGCTCGGCTTGGAACAACCCCGACGGCACGGCGAACAGCCAGCATATCGAATTCAAGCTGTCGACCATCGGCGACTTCATCGAGTAACACGCTAAGCTGGCGTAAGCCCTAAAGCTACGCTACAACGCTGGCACGACCTTACCTCGTGCCAGCGGTATGCACAGACTTTGACGCTTCAACTCTCCCCGGCGGAAATCCAATTCGCCCTCCGGAACCTCGAGCTTCTCGATCCGGACCAGAAGGCGCAGGTTCTCCGGCTCGTCGAAGAGCGCGAGACCCTCACCCAGCTAAGCACCGCTCGCCGGAAGTTCCTCCCCTACGTCCAGGCGATGTGGCCCGACGTCGTCCTCGGCGCGCACCACGAAATCATGGCGGAGGCGTTCGAAGACCTCGTCTTTGGCAAACTCAACCGCCTGATTATCAACATTGCGCCGCGGCACTCCAAATCCGAAATGACCAGCTGGCTCCTGCCGACATGGTTTCTCGGGCTGCAGCCCCGCGCTAAGCTGATGCTTTGCATGAACACACAGGATCTGGCGTCCGGTTTCGGCCGGCGCATCCGTAATACGATCTCGAAAGAGGCGATTTCAACCGAGCTAAAAGGGCTCGACCCGTACCACGACATCTTCCCGGAGATGGACCTGGCGAAAGACTCTGGCGCGGCAAACCACTGGCACGATATCGCCGGCGGCGAGTTCTACGGAGTGGGCACCGGGGGCAAGATCGCCGGCCGCGGTGCAAATCTCCTGGTCATCGACGACCCGCATTCCGAGCAGGAAGCGAAGATGGCGGAGAGCAACCCCGACATCTTCGATTCGGTCTACGACTGGTACGTCTACGGACCACGGCAGCGCCTGCAACCCGGGGCAAAAATATGCGTGGTCCAGACTCGCTGGTCGAAACGCGACTTGACCGGTCGTCTTATCAAAAAGATGCAGGAAGACGAGAGCGCCGTCGCCGACAAATGGCGGGTCATCGAATTCCCGGCCATCCTTGATTCTGGAACCGAGACCGAACGCAGCCTTTGGCCCGGTTACTGGCCTCTGGAAACGCTTCAGGCCACGAGAGCCGCGCTCCCGGTGCAAGCGTTTGAAAGCCAATATCAGCAGAACCCGACCTCCGCCGGCGCGTCGATTTTCAAGAAGGAATACTGGCGCACATGGGGTGATGACGCCGAAAAGTGCCCCGGACCGCAACACGTCGCCGCGTGGGCGAACGGCGATCCGCCGGCGTGCAAGTATATCCTGCAGTCCTGGGACGCGGCCGCCACGAAGACCGAGCGCGGGCACCCCAGCGCCTTCACCGAGTGGGGAATTTTCGACGCCGAGGACCCCGACACCGGCAAGACGACCGAGAACATCATCCTCCTCTCCGCGTTCGACAAGCGCATGGAGTTCCCCGAGCTCAAACAGACCGCCAAAGAGTTCTACGAGGACACGCGTCCGGACACGCTGCTCATCGAAAACAAGAGCGCGGGCATGCAGCTGATTCAGGAGTTCATCAGCATGGGCCTGCCGGTCGAGAGTTTCACCGGCTCCAGCCGGGGGAGGTCGACCGGCGTTCGCGGCGTCGGCACCAACGACAAGATCGCGCGGGCAAATTCCGTAGTCGACGTCTTCGCCAGCAGGTTCGTCTGGAAACCTGCACGGCGATTCGCCGACGTCGTCGTCGAACAGATGTTCGAGTTCCCGTCAGGATCGGCCGACGACTACGTGGACAGCGCGGTTCAGGCCATGATACGTTTCCGCGCGGGCGGCCTCATCCGCACTCAACATGATGTTGAGGAAGAAGACGGGCCTTCGCGTTTCCGCCGGCGCAGGATGTACTGAGATGCTACACGTTTATAACGGAGCGCCTGTATAAATGGCCGACGCCGCCACCAAAGGCCAGGGCTCCGAGCGCCCCGACACGGACTTCCTCGACCCGAGCATTGCCGTGGTCATCCCGAACGAGGACGGCGGAGCAACGATCGACTTCAACGGTCCGCAGTCGCCGGCCGGGATCGACGGTGCCAGCCTCGACTTCACCGCGGACCTCAGTGTCCTTCTTACCCAGCAGGAACGCGGCCGTCTCGGCACGGACGTCTGCGAACTGACCGAGCAGGACGAGCGCTCCCGCCAGGAGTGGCGCGAATCCTATGCCCGCGGCCTCGCCCTCATGGGCCTCAACTACGAACAAAGAACCGACCCGTGGGAAGGCGCCTGCGGCGCGTTCCACCCAATGCTGCTCGAGAGCGTCATCCGCTTCAACGCCCAGGCGATGACTGACCTGTTCCCCGGCGCTGGCCCGGTCAAGACTGAGATCGTCGGCCGTATCACCGATGAGAAGGAGCGCCAGGCCAAGCGCATCCAGACCGACATGAACTGGCAGGCCAGCGAGAAGATCACCGGCTATCGGTCCGAGACGGACATGATGCTGTTCAACCTGCCGCTGGCGGGTACGACCTTCCGCAAGCTCTACTTCGACCCGCTCCGCAAGTTCCCCGCCGCCGAATATGTGCTCCCCGAGCACGTCGTCATGCCCTACACTGCGGCGGGCCTCGACAGCACGCCGCGCTTCGCCATCATCCTTCCCAAGACCACCAACTGGATCGAGGCCAAGCAGGCGCAGGGCTTCTACCGCGACGACGTCAAGGTCGGCGAAGGCGTCACTGTCACCACCCCGATCAAGGAAGCCAAGGACAAGATCGAGGGCAAGCAGAACAGCAACACCTACAAGGACGCCCTGCACCGGCTCTACGAAAGCCACATCGACTGGTACTTCGAGCAGGATCCGCTGGTCACCGACAGCCAGCCGCACCCCTACATCATCACAGTCGACAGCGTCAGCCACAAGGTCCTGAGCATCCGCCGCAACTGGCGTGAAGGCGATCCGGCCATGGAGCGCCAGGTCAGCCTCGTCCAGCACAAGTACATGCCCGGCTTCGGGCCGTACGGCATCGGGTTGATCAACATCCTCGGCGGTCTCACCGAAAGCGCCACGTCCATCCTGCGCCAGCTTATTGACGCCGGCACGCTCTCCAACCTACCCGCCGGCTTCAAGACCAAGTCCGCGCGGATCAAGGACGACAGCACCCCGATCGGCCCGGGCGAGTGGCGCGACGTCGATGTCGGCATGGGGGACCTCGACAAGGCGTTCCACGCTCTGCCGTACAAGGAACCCAGCTCCGTCCTCGCCGCTCTGCTCGGTCAGGTCGTCGACGAAGGCCGCCGTATCGGCTCCGTCGCC